AGATTGGGCGTTCCTAACTGATGTCTGTGATAGTACATCTAGGGCTTGGTTTGTCTTGACTACGTCTTCCTTAGTCATCGAGGTAACCTGTGCCGTTTTAACGAGTAAATCTTTAGCAGATTGGGCATCTCTGACAGTGGTTGTAGACGTAACATCTAAAGTCTTCTTCACCTCTGTCAGGATTTGTTTATCTATCAGGTCAGCTTGTTTATCAGCTTGCTGTTTACCTAAGATAAAAGCAACTGATTGCTGCATAGAGCTCTGTACTGCCCCTAGGTAGACAGTTGCATAATCTGCACCTGTTAGTCTACCTAAATTAAACTGAGCATCTAGATGAGCATTCACCGCCTCCATAAGGTCATCAAATACTCCAGTACCTGTAACAGTGTATTTTCCGTCAGTACTGGTGGTTACACCACTTGCCTGTGTTAAATCTGAAGTACTTATTGATGCCATAGTTCTATCCTAGTGTGTTATGCGCCTTCTGCGTGCTAGCTAAGGTATCTAACTCAGCTTGAGTAAGTTGTGGTAATACCTCAATATTGTACGCTTTAATCATCTGTGTTTCCATCATGTCTTCACCATTACGTCTAACCTTTTTAAAGATTTGACACTCAGCTTCTTTCATGTTCTGATAAATAATATTAGGAACGTGCCAGCCTTCTTCATTATTGTAAGGTACATACTTCTTAACAGCTCTGCCACGATCAACTAAGTCGCTACCTGCTGTAAAGATGTCACCTTCAGACTCACGCTTTAGTGGGTCGTTAGGTCTAACAATAATTCTAATTAGCTTCATAGCTTCTGAAGATACTTTTCCCTCAAGTTCAATACCTTCTGCTGTGTGTGTAGTACCTGGTGCTAGTTCAATTACATCTGCTGTTGCTGTTTCCATAATATCATCCTCATGAGTAGTAATAGTAAGTAAAGCTTCCTCAAGCTTTTTTCTGTTTGAATTAAAATGCATCTTAATACCGTGTTCGGCTAGCTTATCGCTTATCTGTTTAGATGTCAAATTTTCTATGTTCATGGTTCCTCCCGGAATTAATGAGGTAGGCTGCACCGCACTTGCGTGCTAACAGNCTACAAAGGTTAAAGCTCTAGTTAAGCAGCTTTAGTCCACATGATACCTAGACGTTCAGGGCGTAATGCCATGAAGCCGTAGTACCATTTGATTGAGTAGAAACCTTTCTCGCCGTAAGGGTCGTTAAGGTCTGCAATCTCTTTACCTGGCTTCTTGTGAGTAGTAGTGAACTTCACAGTCTTACCATCAGTTTGGAAACCAATAGTAGTAAATGAACCATCACCAACAACTAACATCGGGTAGATGTCAACACTAGCAGCACCACCTTTAGCAGAGTACAACATCTCAGGAACTACAACGATACGGAACTGGTCTACAGTACCGATTTCACCGTTAAGGATGTTAGCAGCATCAGCGTACTTCTCTACACCAGTAAAACCAGTACCAACTGCAGATGTGGTATCAATACCTTTCATCTTACGCACAAGAGGAATCAAGTCAGGGCCAATGTACATTACACGTCCACCATTAACGGTCTTAGTGTCTGTCATACGAGAACCTGAAATAATCTTAGTTTGCTTAGGACACTTAGCGTTATCCAAGGCAATAGATAATTGCATGAAGTCTTCATAATCAACAGTTGCAGCAACAGTTGCTTTAGTAGTAACAGCACCAGGGTACTTAACAGTACCTGAGGAAGTTGCAGTGTTAACTAGGTCAACTTGTAATGCAGCTTCAGTTAGCTCAGTTGCACCTTGAACCATCTCTTCAGTGATGTGTGACATCAATTCTGAGTCTGAATCAAAGTCTAGAGACTCTTGAGTGTACTCAGTAAAGAAGCCTTGCTTCACGATAGAACCAGTAATTTGCGTACGGGTCATACCAACACGGTTAACTCTACCACCATTCTCAGTCAATGCAGGAAGACGGTCAGCAATTACACCGATGTCTTTAGCAGAACCATAAAGGTTACCAGAGTTCTTAAGAGCAACAACTGCACCAGTAGCAGCTAAAGCGTTAGCTGAAGTTGCGTAGTAGCCCGCAGTAGTAGATGAAGCAGCAGTCCAACCAGTACCACCACTCGTTTGCGTACCATCAATCTTCCATGAAGAGTACTTATCCTTAAGTACAATTAAACCAGCAGCATCTAAGCCTTGGTCATTGTTATTCAAATCATCTAGTAAAGGCTGGTAAACGTCTTGTTTAATAGTCTTACCATGATGCTTAGGCATTGCACGTACATCAGCCAAAGGCATAAAGTACTGCTTGTCGCGTACTGCAATTAGCGCTTTTTTGTAATAGAAATCAGTGCGAGCCTGTGCACCAATACTTGAGTCGGAACCAGTTCCGTATGTTAAAGCCATGATATTCTCCTATAAAGCTTTATTAAATTTAACCACTAGCCGCCATTTTCATAAACTCATCATCGGTCATCTTTAGATAATCCGGAGTAGACGAAGTCTTCTTGCTAGCAGTTTTCTTTGTAGAGCCTGCTGCTTTCCGTTTCTGGTTAAGCTTTGCAGTATCTACTTCATTTGCTTTAGTCTGTGGTACAGATGCTTGAGGTTGTTGATTAACGTGTCCCTCATTGACTAAAGAGCCCTGATGTTGGAGGTATTCTGCCACTTGTCTGTAAGCTACTACGTCAGGTACATTAGCTAATCTACCTACCGCACGCTCAGAGTCAATTATTGACTGAACCTTATCATAGACACCATTATAAACGTGGTCATTGATAATTCCGATAATCTCAGGATTTTCAGATATTAACTTCTTACTTTCGTTATCCCATTCTTTAGATAAAACATTTAATGTCTTGTCAAAAGATGGCGAATCTTTAATACTGTCTAACGCCTGGTTTATCTTAAACTCCATATCAGATACTCCATAGTCAGTAGGCTTATATTCTACTTCCTCGTCAGTATCTATATCTAACGGGTCAATGCCACTATCTTTAATAAGTTTAGCAATTGCTTGAGGGTTTTTCTTAGATAAGTCAATTAAGTTATTCAACTTTGCAGTATCTAACAAACCTTCTTTTTCTAACATGCTAACAATCTTCAGATTTGGGTTTAACGCCTGCATCTTCTGATTATAGTCAGCACCCTTTTGCATTAACGAAATAGCATCATCGACAGTGTCGACTTTCATCATTCGCTTGCTAGCCTTAAACGGTGACATAATCCGTTTATATGCACCCTCAAAATCTACTCCAGGTGACTCTTGAGTATCCTCAAGGATATCACTTGTTTCGGTATTTGCAGTTACATCTGTATCCTGAGACTCTGTGGAGGTATCATCATTAGTTGTTTCATCCTCCGATAGAGTATCCTCTATCGGGTCGGTTACTTCATCTACTGAGTCATCTTCGTCAGATTCATCGGTGTTACTTTCAGATACTACTTCTTCAGTAGTATCCTCATTCGATTCTGCTTCAAGAGTTTGCTCTCCATCTGCTTCATCAATCTGGTTAGTTTCTTGAGCTTCTAGTTCTTGGTCTAGTTCTTCCTCAAGCATACTTAAATCTTGTTTTAGGAATTCCTCATCCGTCATTCC